CCGCCTCGTTCCGTTGCTCCCAGCGTTGGCCGCTGCGCTTCCGCAAAAGGAGCACGGCTATATCTTTTCAAACGATGGCGGGAAAAGCCCACTTCCCGGCTGGTACGTCACCGATCAATTTGAAGCCTACCGCAAGCGCACGGGCATCACCGTCTCCCCGCACGAGATCCGCCACGGCTACGCGACCGCGCTCTACGAGGCCGGTGTGGACTTCAAACTCGCTCAAAAATTCCTCGGCCACGCGCAGCTCTCCACCACCATGGATATCTACACCGACATCCTCGATACCCGCATTGATAAAGTCGCCGCCCAGATGGACGCGGCCTTTTAATTGTCCCTTTTACTGTGTCGGTTACTGTGTTCATACCCGTGTATTTTCGTGCTAGGATATGCTATGTCTTGCTACCTTGCAATTCTCGCAGAAAGTTTTGTTCCCGCATGAATAATCCGTTTTTTAATGCTATTCCATCCAAAAAGATAAAAAATAAGACGCAGGAATTTAAATTCCTGCGTCTTTATCTTTGGTGGACCTGAAGAGACTCGAACTCTGAAAAAATACTGTATTTTCAATGTAAATTTGCAAACTGTGTTTATTCTGTGTCCAGTCTCTTTTCTGTGTTCTCAGCTCCTTGCGATATGCTCATAATACGCCATGAGCTTCTGTTCCGGCCCCGGGCCGTCCTTGTCGAGCAGAAACGCCTTTGCCAGCGCGGCGTAGAACTCCGGGCGGTTGAGACCGAATTCTACGGCTACTGGGTAGTAATCCGAGTACATCATGTTCATGGTTACGCCCCACGCCCAGCGCGGGACCACAGGCGCCTGAATGCCCATGCTCTCGGCCACGGCCGTTGTCTGTTCCATCGTCCAGTGCGGGCCGGTCGTGCCGTCGGCGTTTTGCATGTTGGCCGTCCACTCTTTTGCATCGCCCTCGGTAAATTCCATCATTTTCGCGGACTCACGAAAATGGTCGTCCCCCAGCTTATACAGCGCGCAGATAGCATTCGCATATACCGTAACTTCTTCTGCGTGGCCCAGCGTCACCGGGCGTTCCATGATCTCATGCAACTGCTCTTTGATCTGCTCAATGTAATGCGCTTTCCCCATATCACGCCTCCTGAATGTACTTGTATAGATTGTCAATATCTTCCGCAACAAAAGTTAGTTTGCCGATAAACGGAATCCTTATCGGGAGTTTTCGTCCATCGAGCCGAGGTCTTGCCTTATTATAGAGCCTGTCAATGTCAATATCCCCGTGCTCATCCATAATTTGCATTGCTTTGACCCACGGGTTATCTCTCAGTACAAGCAGTTGCTCTTTGCTGCCGTCTGCCAGCAAAGACAATCCAACGCCTGCCACAAAGGACCGCACCTCGTCCATATGTGGGGATGCTACTGTATCAAAAAAGCGCAAAATTCCGCGCATGGCCTGATCTATCGTCACTGTCATTGCAGTTTCCCTCCTTTAAGGATGGGGCGGCGATTGCCGCCCCGTTTGCTTATTTGTTGCAGCAGCGCTGGATCGGGTTGTAGAGCGTCTGCGCCGTGGTCGCGGTGCCCGTGGTGACGTCGGCGACCTGCTTGGGATAAAAGGTCGCGTTGACGTAGGTGACGATGGAGTTATCACCGCAGCAGCGGCGCTCGGCCTCCATCTTGACCGCATCAAGCGCTTCCTTGCGGACGGACTCGACGTCCTGCTTGACCAGCGTGAAGCTGTCCTCGGTGCGCTGGTTGTGGACGGCCTGCTTGCACAGCGCCTCACGGACGTCCTTGAGCTGCCCGTCGATATAACCGTACATCTCCAGCATCTTGCCGTCGTTGTACGTGTTGGCCTTGAGCAGCGCGATCTCGCTGTCCTTCGCGGCCAGCTTCTGCTCCCGGTCAAGATCGTAGCGCGTGACCGGCATGTTCTCGCTGCACGTCGGCTCCTGCTGCCGTGCGGCGAGCATGGCGGCGACCGTCATGGCGGGCGTGACTGCCGCAGCAACATCAGCGGCTTCCGATCTCTTGTTCTGGTTGAGGCCGCCCAGCAGATTGCCAAGGCCGCCGTTTGCCAGACTCATCGCAGCGCCGCCGATGCCAAAGCCCAGCGCGGTCCCTGCGAGTCCCTTGCTTGCGTATTCCATAAAAAATCCTCCGGTAAAAGTAGTAAGCTGGCCAGCTCCTACCCTCATTCTGCCGCTTCCCCGGTTTTTATGGGGGACATTTCCGGGACATCTGTGTACCATTTGTGGGACATGCTTTCCTCTTAAAAATTTTCCCAGTACCCCTCTTGACTTCTACACTTTTTTGAGTTTATACTAGGGGTGCGGAGAGATCCGCGAAAGAATCCTGAAATCTGGCACCGCACGATCCGCGGCACAACCATTTCAGGAATCTACAGAGATTGAACGTCGCCGTTCATCATCTGCCCATGAAAGCGGAGATCCCTTGCCGTTAAATAGGGAGCTAAAAAAGCGGAAATCCCTTGCCGTCAAGTAGGGAGCCAAAAAAGCGGAAATCCCTTGCCGTTAAGTAGGGGCTTAAAAAATCATGGGCAACTAAAAGCGAGACTTCTGCAGTCTCGCTTTTTCTTTCCCGGAAAGGTCGAATCTTGGAGAATCTTTTTATCTGCCACATCAGTGAGCGCTATATTTCCTTCCTCCATTCCCGTGACTTCCGTGTCCCGTTCAACAAGGGCCAGCGTCGCCCCTATGTCGGCGTTGTTCTCACTGTCGGGAGCTTCCGTTACTTCGTCCCCATGGAATCCCCGAAGCCAAACCATGCCAATCTAAAGCCCGGCAAGCACATCCTGAAGCTTGACGGCGGTCGTCTCGGTCTGCTTGGTTTCAACAACATGGTCCCTGTCCCTGATTCTGCGATCCTTGAATACGACATTTCCGCAGAGCCGGATGTGAAGTATCGCAACCTTCTCCTGAACCAGATCGAGCATTGCAACCGTCAGAAGCTTGCCATTCTGGATCATGCCAATCGTACATACTACGATGTCGTCAATGGAAAGAGCAGCTTCATCTGTAAGATCTCCTGCGACTTCCGCGCGCTGGAGCGCGCATGCAGATCGTATAACCCGAACTATCGTCCGAAAGCCAATCCCGGAACATAGAAAAAGCGCCATGAGCCGTGGCTCATGGCGCTTTCTCTTTGTCCGTTTTCCCTACCAGGCGGCGGGCGGTGTTGTAGATGTGCGGCAGGCGGCGGGAGATGGTTTTGCGGTCGACGCCGATCTCGGCGGCGGCGTCCATCTGCGGGAGCCTGCGCACGATATAAAGTCTTACGATCTGCTGATCGATCTCATCCAATAAGCCCTCGTCAGCGACGTGCTCCCAGTCCCTGCGCGTCAGATGTTCCAGCCCCTTCGGCAGGGCCAAGCGCGCAGTGATTTGTCCATCGCTCCCTTCGTGCCCGCCGCCGGGCGGGTCAGCGGTCGAAGACGCCGGTGCGGTCCAGGATGACGAGCATGCGGACGTTGTCCTCGCTCAGATCGAGCGTCAGGTCTTCGCCCGTGCCGCCCTTGCCCTTGAGCAGGCCCTTCTCCACCAGCTTGTCCAGCGTCTGGCGGTACGTCTGGTTGTCGACGTCCCGCATCTTTTCGTACCTCATGGCTTACTCCCCCTGCAGTCTTGCTTTGAATCCCTGCCACTGGCGGTCGCCGGAGGTGCCGTAGTAGATGTTATGCGCCGGGCCGACAAACGGGGCCGGGCAGATCTTTCCGGTGACGTCATAGTGGCGGATGACGTTCTCCAGCGGGATGTTGTACTGCCGCATGAGCTTTGCGGTGAGCCATACGGCGTTGTCGATGACGCGGCGGTCAAAATACCAGTCCTTGTCGTTCGCGTTCAGGCGGCTGCTGTCTAGCTTCTGCGGGCGCAGCTCAATGCCGATGGAGTTGCAGTTGCGGCACTTCGGATGCCGGTAGTGCAGGCCGCCCACGGCCCCGCAGTGCCACGCCATGTCGGTATCCGGCACGCAGTGGTAGATGACGTCCTTCTCATCCACGCAGTAGTGCGCGGACGCCTGCGCCTCCGGGGCCTTGAACCACTCCGACGCGCCATAGGCGCTGGAGAGGCCCCCGAAGAAGTGGATGACCAGATACTGCGGCTTATTGCCGCCCCGGTAGATGTTGACGCTTGTGAAATTGTCTACGATCTGCGGCGGCATAGTCTTCATTCTTCCTTGACCTCCGGCAGGCCCGCGACGGACGTCAGCAGGGACAGGATGCCCGCCAGCGCCGAGGCCGAGGCGACGACGAGCCAATTCACTTCCGAGATGACTGCCGACGTGCCGATGGTCGCTACCGCCGTCTGGGCGACGGTCTTGATCGCGCGGATCCCCGCGGCTTTCCACCATTTTGCGTTCATATGTATTTTTCTCCTTTCAAATTTCGCGCCTCGCGGCGTGTGTTACAGAATTTTGCCCAGCACCCAGCCGATGACGCCGGTGACGAGCGCGGTCAGGGCGATCTTGACCAGCGCGTCCCAGTTCTTGCCCGGGCGGGCGGTGAGGTTGTTGACGCTCGTCTGCATGTCGTCGATCTTGTCGTCGAGCGTCTTCATGTGCTCGGCCATGACGGCGACGGCCTCGGCCAGCTTGGTCACAGCGTCGTTCTTCTTCTCGAGATCCTTGATCCGGCCGGTGTTCCGGTCGACATTGCCGCGGATCTCCGCGACGGCAACGTTCAGATCCTGCAAATCCATTTCCGTTTTCTCCTTTACGTGATTTTCTTCCAGCCGTCGGGGTTAACGGCGGGCGTCCAGACGTTGGCGGCGAGCAGGGATTCGTAGAGCTCGTCCTGCCACCAGCCTTTTTCGCCTTTGGAGAAGGCAAGGCCGGCGGTGATGGTCTCGGGGATGAGGCGGAAGCCCTGCTTGTAGGCGATGTCTTCCCAGAGGGCCGGGGCGGCGTCCGGGGTGTTCTGGGCCGTGTCCCAGAGGTCGGAGGCGGCGCGCTTGATGGTGCCGCCCCAGTTGATGCGCATGCCGGCTTTGACGAGGCTGCCGGAGCCGGTCAGGCGGGTGAAAAGCTCCGGCGCGAGACTCGCGTCGGCGTCAGTGAGACTGGCGGCGCTTTTGACGATATAGGGGCGCAGCGCCCGCGCCCGCTCGGTGTAGGTGCTCATGTTATTCCGCCTCCCCGAGCAGGATCTTCGCGGCGGTCTCTGCATCCGTCAGCGGCAATGCTGCACCCATTTCCTCATAGCTGCCTTCTGGCTCAGTACCTTTCAACGTGTAACCGGCGAGATGAAACACCATGTCAGAAAGCACCTGATGTTCAGTTCCTTCTTCATCCGTAATAGTCACAGCCATCTTAGCGCAAAAACCATCAGCTTCTGCTTCCTTGCACGGTACATAGCAACCGTTGCTGTGCAGTCGGATGGGTACAATGCTGTCCGCATACCCGGCAAATGCGCCGTCTTGTTTTACTGCATACATGGCGTCCCTCCAAATTTCTCTTGATAGATTTTCTCTAATCGCTCTGTGCTTGCTGTTCTCAACCGATTCTTCCAATACCCGTTTTCCTGCCCCGGCCATTTTTCATCCGTAAAGTCTTCACAGCAGCCGTTTTTTTCATACCAGCGGTAGAGGCGTTCAAGCATTTTCTGCCGCATCGCGCCCTCTGGTGTATTCTGCCTGAAATGCTCCCATCCGTTTTCAGACGTCGCAGCGCATATCCGCCTGCCGTCCGCTGTAAACAGGAACCCTTCAATTTCCGATACCGCCGTTCCGTACCGGAGATTAAATTCTCCATCAATGCCATGCCCACGGAAGCGCTTATATACGATATATTCCATACGCTTATTCCTCATACGCAAAAGCCGGGCGCGAAGCCGAGGGAATAGTACGCGAAGATGTAGTAGACTGTCCCGTCGGTGTTCACAATCACGAAACCGTAGGAGTTGCTCGCATACGGGGAACGGAGCCACCAACGAGCGGCGGTACTCGTGCCGTTGTGCTTGTACTTGATTTTGCTATTCCCGGCGGAATAATAGGCGTACTGCGCTTGTTTGTTCTTCTCGTTCGCGTTTCCGTAGGAAATGCTACCGAAAACCTCGAACTCCGAGAGGAGGAAAAAGTAATCCGTTGTCGCCGTGACGTAGCTCGCCGTCGAGCCGCCGCCGTTTGCCGTATTGTCCGTGTACTTGGTAACGGACTTGAGGACGGCACGGAGCGCCGCCGGAATGACTGCAATAATCGTCCCGGAATAGCTCGAGAGGCTCGTCCCGCAAATGTTTGTACGCATTTGCGAGCTTTTCCATCCGCCGGAGTTGGTGTTGCTCGCGTTCATAACGAAATAGCCCGCACCCGGGGACGACCATCCGCTATCCGGGCCATATTGATTATCGCAGAAACACACGTCCGTACCGCCGGAGAGCGCGGTCTTTGCAAGCTGAAAATGGATGCGGTTTGCGCCCTCGACGCTTGCGTTATGGTTGAACCCGATGATAAATGCGTATGTTGTGTAATTAGATAACGAGAGATGTCCCACTGTTCCGTTCAGCGTTACTTCCTTTCGGTCGCCGATACTCCAATAGTTCTCGCCCTGTCCAGCATCGGAAACGGACTTGATAACGCTCCACTCGTTATTGTTGAGCGTAGAGCTCACGAAAGAGAGCGTCAGCGAGTAGGATGTCGCGGAGGAAACGACATTGACCGATCCGCTCGTCGTCTGCCCGTTCTTTGTTGCCGTGACCGTGTACGCCCCCGTCTCCGTGACGGTGAAAACCGCCGTCCCGTTGCTCGTCTTTGTGGCGATAGTCGTCCCGCCCTTTTTCAGCGTGACGGTCGCGCCGGATTCGACCGTTACCGTAATCGTCGCGTTGAAGAACGTCAGGGACGTTGTATAACTATCCGTAAACGTGATATTTTTCGTATTTGATGTTTGTCCGCTCAGCGTGGCCTTGACGCTCCACGTACCGGCCTCCGGCACGGTCAACGTACACGTTCCATTGACCGATGTACCGCTCACAGATAGGCTTCCTTTTGTCGCGGTAACAGTTGCACCAGATGTCACAGTTGCAATGATTTGCAGTTCTGTGCCAGTCTGAATTGCCTGCACCGCGCTCACGAACCCATACGGGAACGCCAGCTGCGCAGACGTGCCGCCCTTCGCGCGGATCGCGTCGGCGACCGCCGTCAGGTCAGCCGTGTTTGTCAGATATTCCGCCATCAGAAGCTACCTCCATTCGCGTTTGCGATCTCTACAGCCGCCCACGCACCGGAAACAACACGCAGGAATTTTCCATTATCCGAAGCCGTGACAGACGGCACTTCGCGAACCGTGACAGCTCCGGTTTTCCCGTTCACGCTCGTCACGGGCGCTTCCGTTAGATAATCCGTGCCCGCCTCGGCCACCGCCCAGGCCGTCGGCTTCCCTCTGGCGTCCACCGCCTTGACCTTGATCAGGTCCCCGACGGCCGCGCCGGAGGCGAGGATCACATCTTGCTTTCCGTTCCACTCGTCTTTGTTGCTGCGCACGTCGGCGATAGCCTCGTCGATCTGCGCGCCGGTAAACTGGCTGTTGTAAGCCATACGATCACTCCTTCATACACAGAAAATCCTCGCCGTCCGCGGTCTTCAGCGCCTGCGACTCTCCCAGCGGGATAAAGCCGTAGTTGTCGTTCCAGCTGCCGTCCGCGCCCTGCGCGAACAACGAAATGCGGTATTCCCCATCACCGGAAAGCAGAAAATCGTCGTAAACCTCAAAGGTTCGCTGCGTGCCCGCCGGGGTCTGGGAGAAGGACGCGATCAAAGCGCCCTTCCCGCGGCCCCAATCCTCGCCGGACTTCGTCGCGCGGCACTCGAAGGCCGTGTAGGCGATGTCCGACGAGAAGGAAACGGTGATCGAGTCGAACCCCGAGACCGCCGAGATCTTGTTGCCCGTGATGGAGAATGTCAGCTGCGGCGCGGCCATCAGGCGGCACTCCAGGTCCCGGCGGCGTTCTTGACGAAAACCTTGACGATCTTCGTGCCGTCGCCGGAAGACGCTGCCTCGAGGTCCGCGCCCTTGACAGTGACGTTGATGGCGGTGTTCTTCTTGTAGCCTCCCTCCGTGCCGCTGACGTTGGTGGAGCCGCCCGTCGTCGGGATCTGCGTGCCCGCCGTGTGCAGGCTGCTCGTCGCCGGAACGACGCGAATGGTGTATTCCTCAAAGTCCACGTCGCAGACGAAGGAGAACGCCGCTGCATCGTAGCCCGTGACCTTCGAGATCCTGCTCTTGTCGGGGCCGGTGATGGTCACGGCAGGAATCGACGTGTTGAGCGTGATCGTGTCGCTGACTGCGGCCGTTTCGTTGCCGACGTCGTCGCGCATCTTGACATAGATCGTCTTGAGGCCGTCTCCGTCGGGCAGCGTGATGGATTTTGTCTTGGCGAATGTCTCCCACGACGCTTCCGCCTCGGTCTCCGCCGTCTTCGTGCCCCAGATCTTCATCTGGTATCCCGTCGTTGTCTCGTCGGAGACAGAGATCTTCGCCGTGACGGTCGCGCTGGTCGCGTACTGTGCACCGTCGTTCAGGATCAGCGATAGGCCGGCAGGTGCCAGCGTATCAAGTGTCAGATTGAAAAAACTTGCCATCTGGATTTATCCCCTTTCTTCGCTTGTGAGTTCAATGTACAAAAATCCGCCCGGTCTTTCGTAGATGGTTTTCGTGCCCAGGTGGACGGATTTGATGCCCATGGAGCCGATGAACAGCTCCAGAATGCGTTTGAGTCCAACTGCCAGCATGTTATCCCTCCAACAGATACAGTGTCCGCGCGTCCTTTTTGTCCAGCGCGTCATATTCGGATTTTGTCATCACGAGGATCGCGTCGATCTGTGCCGACTGGATGCCCCCGCCACCGGAGCCGCCGCCGGACTGCCGCGCCTCATTGATGGCGGCGACGAGGTTGCCCTTGTTGTAGGTCTTGAGGTCGTCCAGGTCGCCGATCTGCTTCTGGAGCTGCGCCCAGACAGGCAGGGCCGGGTCGGCGGTCTCGTCGCCAGACGGGTCCGCGCCCGGCTGTACCTTTCCGAGGCTCACCCAGACAGTCGGCAGGATGACGCCGCTTTCGTTCGCGCCATAGACGCCCACGCGGGCGTGGCGGCCCGGGACGGCTAGAACTTCGTGCGGGACGGGCACGGTATCCCCGTCCCAGTTCGCCGCCAGAACGTCGACGGTGGTCTTGCCGTTGGTAAAGACGGCGGTCTTCGTCAGCCCGTCCCATGCGGGTGAGAAGACGAACTGCACCGTCACGGCCTTGCTCATCCCCGCCGTCAAAAGCTCCGGCGGCGAACAGAGATGCGCGCACGCGCGGGAGCAGTGGATGGTGATCATGCGTTATCAGCTCCTTCGAAGGTCACAAACGGCTCAAGGCACTTGATATCCCCGGCGGAAAGCCGGATATCGAGGTCGAGCGGAAGCGTGATGTGCGGCAGCTCGGGGAGCGCGTCGGCGTCCAGCTCGTTCAGCTCCGCCTGCGGCCGCCCGCTCATGAGCTGGTTTCCGTAGAATTCGAGTGTTGGGTTGAGCCTGGTCGCCAGCATGGCGAGCTGATAGGCCTGCCGGAGCGGCAGGTCCTGTTCGATGAGCTTTTGCAGTGGCTTTGCCGCGAGCGCGATGTCGTATAATTTCATGATGCCCTCCTTAGTTGATGGCTGTGCCGTTGACGGTCAGCTTCCCGGATGAGTTGCACGCAAGGGTGCAGTAGCGGTATGAACTGTAATACAGCACGATTTCGTCTCCCCTGACTGTCACGGGATAGCTCGATGTCCCTATCTCAAAGCCGTTCGAGGACGGCGTCAGGGTTTTTGTTTTCAGCTCCAGCGAATTGTATCCGCTCTTGAGTTCTGCGGCGGATACCGTGCCCCACTTCGCGGCGTAGGCCGTCGATCCGTTTTTCAGGAGCACCTGGCCGTCGGTTCCGCCGCTCGGAAGCGTTCCGGCGACGTCGCCCCACGTGCAAGCGTAGTTGGTGGCGCTGGATTTTTTCAGCACCTGACCGGATGTTCCGCCGGTCGGGAGCGCGCCGGTGATGCTGCCCCACTTGGCGGCGTAGTTGCTCGCGCCGTTTTTGAGCAGGACCTGACCATCGGTGCCGCCGGTCGGCAGGATGCCGTCGGGGCTGCCCCAGGTGACGGCGTAGTCGGTGGCGCTGGATTTTTTGAGCACCTGGCCCGTCGTTCCGCCGGAAGGCAGAGCACCGTTGATGTCGCCCCATTCGACGGCGTAGTCGGCGTTGCCTGACTTTTTGAGGATCTGTCCGCTCGTTCCTCCGGTCGGCAGGAGGCCGGTGATGCTGCCCCAGGTGAGCGCGTAGTCGTTGTCGGACGATTTTTTGAGCACCTGCCCGGCCGTTCCGCCGGGCGGGATCTTCGCCGGCGCGTCCGCGCCGGGGTTGCCGATCGGGAACATGACGACCTTGCTGCCGGACAGTTCGAGGACGGCCACGCGCTGTCCGGCGGCGAAGTTGATGCCGGTGTTGCATTTAAAATGCTTCTCGGTCGGCTCCTCCGCGCCGTCAGGCGTGAGGGTCAGGCCGTCTTCCTCGACCGTCGCAATGACGGCCAGCTGGAACGGCTGCTGCTGTTCTTCGGTCTGCTGCTCTTCTGGTTCTTCGGTGTACAGGCTGTCGACGCCTTCCATTATGCAATCACCGTCCTTTTTGCAGAGTGTGTCATGAGACTTCCGGCTGACAGCTGCATCTGCCAGCCGGTCTCGAGGTAAATGCCGCCGATGTCGTCGTGCGTGAGCGCGAGGACGTCACCGATGCCGTGGCCGGGGTCATTGAGCGTGTAAAACGTGATTGCCCGGGCGGAAAGGAGCGACTCGTTGCGCATGCGGTCGGCGTAGGCCTGCAGCTCCTCCTGCGAGGCGATGTTGTCGACCTTGATGAGCGAGGCGATGCGCATGTTCCGCCGGAATGTGGACTTTCGCGACTGCGGATTGTCGTTAACGGCCGTTGCGGCCATGGGCTGCTCCAGATCCGGGTTGGAGCAGACGCAGATGAAGACGTTCGGCGCGTCGAAGATGTCTTCCTCATCTGAGAAGTTCGGCCCCGGATGCCGGTCCGGAAGAAAGAGGTCCGTCGTGCCGTAGGACCAGTCGATGTTCTGCGCGCTCGGCTCCTGATAGGGCTCGAGACGGGCGACGCCGGATGCGTCGAACCAGAGGCTGTTGTAGTTGATCTCGGCCAGCAGGTCGTTGACGATGGTCAGGTAGCTCGTGCCGACATCCCAGTCCTCGCGGTCGGTCTGCAGCGTCGCGTCCGACGGCGTCGCAATGACGAGCGCGACGCCGCAGGCGGTGAGCAGCTTGCGGATCTCGGTGAGATAGGACGCACCGGCGGCCAGGTGCAGGATGGTCTCGGTGCGGTTGCTGTAGACGCGCCAGCAGCGGTCGTAGGCCTCGACCTCGACGCGCTTCTGACCAGCCGCGCCCTTGATGCTCGGGGTCGCGGCCTGATAGATACCGAGGGGTGTCTCCTGCCCGTCGATGGTCATGACAGGCTGAAGCTCGTCGGAGAGGTAGTCGACCGCGTCGTTGACGAGGAAGGTGCCCTTGATGCTGGTGTGGATCGTCGCGTCGCGGCTGGCGATGATCTGCGGGGCGCTGCCGGTGTCCCATTGGAGGTGGGTGATGGGTGCGCCGTTTCTGAGCACGTCGACGCGGAAGCGGACGTCACGGGTCAATGGTGATCGCCTCCTCCCGGTTGGTGTGCGAGATGGTAAAGGAATAGCGGCGCATGAACTCGTCGCAGTTGCTCTCGAGCGGCGGGAGCCGATGGCCATGTTGCCGTAGCGGTCCTTGAGGCAGACGAGGCGGCCGACAAGGGCTTCCAGCGCAAGGGCGGCGGCCCGCTGCGCGTGCGGCCAGGCACAGGCGACGGACAGGGCGCGGTCACGCTGCTCGCTGCGCTCCTCGACGGGGTAGGCAAGGCCTGCCAGATGGACGGTCGAGACCCCGGCCGAGAAACTGGTGCGGTTGGTGCGCAGCTGCGTCTCGGACAGGCGCATCTCGAGCCAGACGCCGGTCTCGAGGTCGCAGATCATGTTGGTCTCGGGCAGCACTTCGACAGTTTCGGAATTGGACACGCCGTAGTTATCGCTTTCGTCGTAGCAGCCGCGGACGCGGTAGGTGACGGAGCCGATGCTGGTGTGGTCGATGTACTGCTTTTGGACGGTGCGGGCGATGGCCACGCCGTCCCGCTCGACGAGGTAAAAATCGTAGCTCCCGGCGGTCTGCCAGGTGAGCGCGGCCTCATGGCCGGCGGTGGCGGTCAGGGTGATGGCCTCGCCCTCGGTGTGTGAAACGGGGAGCGCGGCTGCGCTCCACTCGGACCACATGCCGTACTTGTTCTGCACGCGGACGCGTACGGTGTAACTGCCGTCGGCGAGGTAGACCGGCGAGCGCCATGCCTTTTCCGTGCCGTAGACCGTGCCGGATGCGTATCCGCTGGACAGCGTCAGCTGATAGGCTTCCTGCTCGGAGGTCTGCCAGGTGATGCGCGGGCGCGGGCCGGTGGACTGGATGACGATGGACGGGGCCGATGGGGCGTTGATGGCGATAAACTCGGCCTTGTCGCTCCACGCCGAGGCCGTTCCGTCGGTGTTGTAGGTGCGCACGCGCCAGTATTTTGTTCCGCTTGTGAATTTGTTCGCCGGAACGTCGTAATACTGGTTTTCTCCCGTGACGGTCTCGAGCGTGTTCCAGGTCGTGCCGTCGGCGGACCACTGCAGGTCCGCCTTGCTCTGCGGCGTGCCGGTGGAAATGATGTGCTGCCACGAGAAGCGGTTGACGATGGTGGCGTCGATGACGATGCCGGATGGGGAGACCGGCTTGCAGGATGGTGTGACGTCCGTCGTTGTGATTTCCTGCCATGCAGACGTTGTTGTCGTTCCGCTGTTCGCCGTCACCTTTACGCGCCACTCGATCGTCCCGGACGGGAATGTATTTGCAGGGACTGTGCAGGCGGTTGTCGCGCCGGAGACGCTGATCGTGTTTGAGGCGCTCGCATTTTTGACGCGCCACTCGAAGACGGCGGAGGTTTGCTTTATCTCTGCGAAGCAGACCTGTGAGTCGGCTGTGTCATCGTCACAGCGCCATGTAAACATATTTTTTTCAAATCTGTTTACAAAAGCGCCGGCTGTTGGAGCAAACCCATCCGCTGTTATCCCTACAGTGTCGTCCGAATACTCGCACACCAACGATGGCTTCCGTGTTGACTTTGCGCCGAATATAATCGCCTCGCTTGTCCCTGATTCTCCTCCTCGAAGCGCGACCACAAAGCCATTTCTTATTCCTTGCTGCAGTTCTTCTTTTTTTGATTTGTAATTTTTCAGGTCAAAAACTGCATTTAGCTGTATGATTTCATTCAGAGCCGTCCAGTTTCCGTTTGCTTGCTCCGAGACCCCTGTGAAGGTCTGGTATATCTCAGGCCTTGTCGCATATGTCATTGCATCTGCATCAAATTGACTCGCCAACGCATTTACATATGTCCAAATCCCCTTGTATGTAGCGTCGCTTTCTGCTGTTGGCTGTGCATAAAATGCAAGCGTTACTTTTGTTACCCGTTTGAACTTGTATGTGTCGCCCGGCACAGGGAAGTTGATATATACGTTATCCCCTCGCTTAATGTTTCCCGCGTCTCCTGTAAACGGCTCTACGAAGAATTTGTACTGTGTAAGATCCGAATAGTTTGTGTTCGGGTGGTTCTTCGCGACTGCTGTCGAGCCGCTTGCCTGCACTGTAAACGTCGGCATTTACTTCGCCCCCATTCTGGTTGTGATGCGTGCGTTTTTGGCGATGCGGAGGATGGTGTCGAGGTCGTCAACGTGGTCGACGTAGACGGTGGTGTTGTAGGTATCTCCGGATGTGTAGCGGGTCTCGCTGGCCGTCTGGATGCGCGAGCCGGATGGGAGATAGATCCGCTCGAGGCCGTTCTCGTTGACCCGCGTCCAGCCGCCCGCCCAGTTGTCCGTGCCGGCGGCGTTGCCGCGCAGCTTTTTGAGATATTCCTGCACCCACAAATCCTGCGACTTGCCGAGGATGGAGCTGTCTCCCGCTCGCACGAGCGCTTCATACTGCGCGTTGGCGTATGCCTCCATATTGCCGTAGGCTTTGCCGGTGTCGGTGTCGAAGTAGCTGCCGTATCCGTTCGCAGCGGTCGCGCGGTTCGTATCCTGCTGCATCCACTTGGTATTGAGCCTCTGTACATTCGACATCTGGCCCTTTCCGTAATTCAGGCCGAGCGCTGTGCCCATCTTGTTGAAATCGAGCGTCAGCAGACCGGACAGGAAGTCCCCGGCGTCGGCAATTGCCGCCATGACCTCCGACAGCGGGCGCAGTGCCTTCGTCAGAGCCGGGACCTTGTCATTTGACAGGGTATCCATCGGGTTGATGATCTCGCCCGCCGTCTCGAGCAGCATGCCGAAGGAGTCGACCAGCCCTGATTGCTGCAGCACATCGCCGATATACTTGATTCCGCTGGTGACGTCGCCGTAGAATTCTTCCAAATATGGCGCGAACTCTGCGGCCAGCTGATTCTTGACGCCCTCCTGCGTATTTTGCAGGCGAGAATAGGCGTCGTCGACGCCCTGCAGGGATTTGAGCGCGTCGTTGTCAAGGACATAGCCCATATCATGCGCTTCCTGCGCGTAAGCCCGCATTTTCTCGCCGCCGAGGTCGATGAGCGGATTGAGCTCCTGCGCGGACTCAGACATGAGGTCCATGGCCAGCGCGTCCCGCTCGGTCTGGTTTTTGATCTCACCGAGCGCGTCGATGGTGTCGTAAAATACATCCTGCGCGCTGCGGAGGCTGCCGTCGGCGTTGGTGATCTCTACGCCCAGACGCTGGTACGCATCATAGGCGTCGCCGGTGCCCGCTGCGGCCTCCTGCATTTTGTTGGTGGTCTCCTTGAGGCTGTCCTTGATGCGGTCCATGGAGACGTCCGTGAGGTCCGCCATGTAATTGAGCTCCTGCACGGAGTCGGTCGTCATGCCGGTCACGGAGGCGAGCGTGAGCAGATCGTCTGCATTCGAGGCTGCTTCCTTCGTCATGGAGATCAGCGCCTTTTCCGCCTTGACGATGGCCGTCGCGACGGCGGCAAAGCCGCCCGCTAGCGCCAGCGACGAAGCGTCCAGACTTCCCATGGCGTTCATGGACTGCTTCATGCTGTCCGGCAGCTGGATGCCGAGCTTGGACGTCAGGCCATTCACCACGTCGCCGAGGTTTCCCATGCTCTGCCCGGCGTCCTCGGTTGCGGTGGTCGTGTCTTCTATCTGCTCTGTGTTGTTTTTCAGCTGTCCGTTCAGCTTGTAAAGCTCGGCTTCCGCGTTATTGAGTTCTTTTTCCCAGCGCAGCGTTTCCACTGCGTTTGATCCGTAATTTTCTGCAGCTTCTTCGAGCCCAGCTTTCAGGTTATCGATTTTGTCATACTGCAGGCTTATTTTTTGGGTTAGCAGGTCCGTTTTCGCCGCCGAAAGTTCTGCTGATTCTGCGTTATCCGCATATTTTGCCGATACCTTCCGCATCTCGGCGTCCAGCACGTCCATGCTTGCGCTGAGCCGTTCGATATTATTTCGGTATTTTTGTTCTTTTTCACCTTCCATGCGCTTTTCATTTTCGCGCATCTGGTTATTTAGATCGTTCAGTTTCGCTGTTGCGTTTTGCAGGCTGGCCTTCCACGCCATTGTAGCTTTGCTGGATTCTCCCGTTTTTTTTACGGAATTTTTCAGAGCCTCTTGCATATAGCGGATCTTTTCTGTTTGCGAATAGATCTGCCGTTGCAGGATGTCATTCTGTTGCCCTAGCAGCTTTGCGCTGTCTGCATTTTTCCCATACGCAGACGTTACTTTCCGCATTTCGGCGTCCAGCACCTTCATGCCGCTGCCGATCTCGGAAATGGCCTGCTTGTATTCTTTTTCGCCCGAAAGCGTAAATTTTGTGTTGATATTTGGCATATTACGTGCCTCCGTTTATGTAGGCCGAGAGGCTCTGCGGCTCTTCCGGCTTTTTTGGCGGCTCCAGCGCGTCCAGCAGGAGCGTCAGGCGGTGCGGGCTCATGGTCTTCCAGAAATCCCGCTCCGGCAGATGCAGCCGGAAGAGCCAGATTGCGAGGAAGCCGGGGAAATCAAAGCCCAGCTGCTTCGGTTTCCCCGGCGGTGTCAGTTTTTTTCGTCTTCCGACGTTTTTTCACCGGGTGCTTCCTCCGGCGGTGCGACTGCGGCCTGTATCAGCGGATAGATCCGCGTCCCGGCCTCGAGCGTCTGGTGCATGGTGAGCTTCCGGCCCAGCTGCTTGCTCGTAAAGCGCAGCGGAAGGCCGTTTTCGTCGGTGATGCCCTGCGTGTCTGCGGCGTCGGTCAGCATGGCGGCCAGGAAGGCCAGCGTGCTTTTGAGGCCGTGCACCGTATTCAGCGCGCGCAGCAGATTGCCGTCGTATTCGTCCTGCACGTCGGCAAGGACGTTCATGTTGCAGGAGAGCCGGTAGACCCGGCCCTCAAGTTCATAGTCGACGGTGTTGAGCTTGGTCGTCTCCATCAGGTCTCACCCAACTTTCCCTTGATCCAGGCAACGGCCTCCGCTGCGGTGTCAACGGTCTCGGTCTCGAGCAGCAGCTCGTCGGTCGAATCGTCTGCGAGGAATTCGCCGGTCGTGGTTGGCGTGTTGAACTGGATGTTCTCGCCCTTGGTCTGATAGCTCATCGAGGGCGGGCCGAACAGCGCTTTCGGAACCCAGATGCAGGTGTATTTGGTCACGCCGTCGATCTTATCCGGCGCGTAGAAGCCGACGCCGACATAGTTTGCGATGTCTTTTGCCGAGAATTTCAGATTTTCCTTGCTCGTATCGGATGTGCAGCCGTAGAGCATGGCCTGTGCGGCCCTTTTGATGTACTTGACAGCCAGCGAGATCGTGCCGCCGGTGGCAAGCTTGATATACTCGGCAAGCTTGGATTCCGCGTACAGGCGACCCTCGGCGAACTTGAGTTCCAGCTGCGCGCTCATGGCGTCGCCGACGTCGGTCGGCTCTGTGTAGGTCACGGTGCCGGACGTGTTTTTATACTTTCCCGCCCGGATGCCGCGTAAGTCAAAACTAGGCATTTACAATAGGCCCCTTTCTTTCAGCTTTTGTGTAAGGATCTTTTCGAGCTCCGCGTTTACGCGCTTCTGCGCGTTCCTGACGCCCTTTGTCCAAAAATAAGTTCCTGTGATCTGCCCGTGCTCCTTCGCGCGGCCGTAATTCAAAACAAAAAGCACGGTCGCCCTGCGCGTTCCGTGCTCGTTTTTGCCGACTGCGGTGATGGAGATGTACGGGTCTCCGTTTTTGTCGCGTTTGATGGTTTTGCGGTATTTCACGCTGGATGCATATGCCTCGGTCTGAAACCCGCTCGCCTTTACCATTTTTTGCAGTTCCTCGACGATGATATCCCCAGCGGCGTACAGGAGCTCCTGCTGCATGTCCTCATCAAAAACATTCGCTTTCTGGAGCGTGGCCATGAGCTCGTCGACACCGGTGATGGAGATGTTAGCCATAGGCTGCGCCCTCCGTCTCGGCTATGAGCGCGATCTGCGTGCGGCCTGTCTCCTTGTCGTAGGTCTCCATGTCGACGGTAGCAATGTAGCCTGCGGCCTCCAGCGCGGCTTTCGTGCGCTGGAGCAGATCGGCGGCAAAGCCCTCGGCAAAGATGGAAACGGCGTACTGCACGCCGGTCTCGGCCTCTCCGCCCTCGGCGTAGAGCTGCCCGGACTGGCCCAGCAGCTGATAGGTGATGTAGGTTTCTTCTCCGCCCTTGTATGGCGGGTGGCAGACCGGGACGCCCAGGTCTGCCAGCGCCTCATAGATCATCATGCGCCGTCCCTCCGTTTGCAGGTCAGCTCTACCTCTTCCGTCTCCGCACCGTAGCTGCGGACGACGTCAAAGACGTCGGAGCCGCAGACGAGCTGCTGCTCGCCTCCGTATTCCGCGCTGTGCATGCGGAATATCGCGTCGGTGCGCTTGCCGGCCTGTGCGGCCTGGTAATACTCGGCGCGGTTTACGGACTTGCGAGCGGCCCAGACGGTTGTCTCGCGTTCGAGCTTTTCGGTGGTCTTCCCTCTCACGATGGGGTAGGACAGCAGGCGCAGCGTGATCTGGGTGTCAAAGATCACAGCACGCGCCCCCTCCCTCGGCGCCCGGCGAATAGTCGTCGGACAGGCCCATCGCGTCGCGCAGCTCCTCAAAGCACGTCTTCCATTCGTCGCCGCGGCCGCAGAAGTCATGCTGCCAGCGGACGAAGGCTCGGACGGCGTCTTTGACCAGCGGGTCTTCGTCCGCCCCCTCCGCGCCCGCAAGGTGCAGGCGCAGGAGGCAGGCGTCAATCTCGTCGGCGAGCTCGTCGTCAAGGGCGTTTGTGGTCAGCCGCAGGGCGGTTTTTGCAACGTTGATCAAAGCCATTGGTTATCCCTCCCTGTTGGCCGCGCGCCGTCAGGCCTTCTTCTTGGTCAGCGTGACGAGGCTGTTGACGTCGACGCACGCACCGTCGGCGATCTCGATGGCCTTTGTGACCTCGTCGTCGGTGTCCTCGTCGGTGTAGCGCTTTACCGTCATGCCCATGTTCTCGTTCCAGAGGTAGTACGCCGGGTCGAACATAAAGGCGAAGACGGTGTCGGCCGTGACCGACGCCGCAAATGCCGGCAGGTAGTCGCCGGTCAGAATGACCTCGCGGCCAAGGATGAAGTTTACGGGCTTGCCGTTGATGCCGTAGTTGACGCGCGCGACGGGCTGGCCGTTGTTGTCGACCATGCCGACGATCTGCGTCTCGAAGGTCTTCTTGGACATGAACCAGACCGCGCCGTCATATGCTTGCGGCAGCGCAGCTTCGGCCTTGCACAGATCCTTGTAGGTCAGAGCAGTTGTCGCGGCGGCAATGTCGATGTTCTGGCCGGTCGGGGCGGTCTCCGCAAGGATTCCCTTCGGCTGGCCGGAACCGGTGCCGTTGATGATGGCCTGCTCCTTCGCCTTTACCATCGCATTTGCGACGTTCCGGACAAACTGTGCCTCGAACATCGGGTATGCCATGATGGAAACTTCCAGCGACATGGAGATCGCGCAGCGCAGCTTGTGGTACGCAAAGACGATCTTTCCGGTCGAAGTCTTCTGCTTGTCGGAGCCCTCGCCCTCGGCGACCCAGGAGGCCGTCGGCTTTGCCGAGCTGGTCGGGACCTGGACGCCGCCCGCGTAGGACGTGTGTGTTACGCGCGGCAGGATCATGCCGATAGCTTCCATCTTCTCGTAGATCTTCTGGATGGTCGTGGTCGGGATGACGCTGCCGACGTCGGAGGTCTTGGTGTTGGCGTCCACGTTGGTCAGCTCTGCGGGAATCTTCTTGCCGGTCAGGACATAGTTCATAAAGGCCCGCTTGTACTCGTCGGTGTCGTACCGGTCGAGCACGTCCGGGGCCTTGGCGCCGCCGGACAGGTCGACGGACTGCGCGGCCGCAGCCGGGGCCGCGACCTTCTGGCCTGCAAGCGCGTTGAGGTTCGCCTGGATCTTGGCTTCCTCCTCAAACTTGGCGTCGAGGGCCTCGACTTCTTTCATCTTGGCCTGCGCCTCTGCGGTCTTGCCTTCGTCCAGCAGCTTCTGGGCGTCGTCCATGAGCTTCTGGCGCTGGATGTTGTAAAATTCCTTTGTCATTTCAATTCTCCTTTGAGTTTTAAAAATTTCATTTTTGCTTCTGCCTGCGCCCGTTCGGGCATAAAAAAGTCAGGCCCTGCAGCCTGATCTTTTAAAAAGTTTTCCGCGCGTTTGCACGCGTCTTCGCTGAGCATACCGGAGTAAAAGTCCGCTGCAAGCGGTTTCTTTCCGGTGTCCAGCTGCATCACACGGTCTACTAGGCCGAGTTCAACGGCCCGCTCCGCCGTGATCCATGTTTCTGCGTCCATCATGGCGGCGATCTCCGCCTCCGGCCTGCCGGTCTTGGCGATGTATGCCGAGATGATGGCGTGGTTGGCGTCGCGCAGGATGCCGGCGGTGTGCTCCATCTGACGGTAGTCGCCGTCGGCCTCGGTTTGAACGTTGTGGATCATCATCATGCCGGTCGGTGTCATCTCCGACTCGCCCGCCATGGCGATGATGGACGCGGCCGAGGCCGCGAGGCCGACGATGCGGATGTGGACGCCGCCCGCGTAGTTGCGCAGTGCGGTATAGATCTCGCTCGCGGCGAAGATCTCGCCGCCGCCGGAATTGATCTCGACTTCCGCCCGCTCGCCGTTTCCCTTGGCAAGCGCGTCGGCTACGGATTTGGGGCTCGCCGCTTCCATGCCGTAAAACTGGTAAAAGCGGTGTTTGTTGCTGGATACGATGGGCCCGCGAATGCTGATCTTCATGCGGTTTCATCTCCTTTCTGTGTGGTGTTCCGGTCGACCGGCTGCGTGTCCAGCCTGCGGATCGGCTTGTCGCCGCCGTCTACCGGCGCGAGGTTGAATGCGCGGCGCCATTCGTTCGGCGTCAGCGCGCCGCGGTCGACCATCTGCAGCAGATTGAGCTTGGTCGAGGTCGACGCGAAGTCCCACGCGGACGCCTCAAAGACGATGCGGTTGCCGCAGCCGCGCTCGCGCCGGGAGAAGAGCTTGCGGGTGTACTCGCCGCTCAGCTGCTTCAAAACCGGCTCGATCTCGGCGTCAAAATAGGCGTTCTGCTCATCCTCCGTGGCAATGGACGTGACGATATGCGGGTTGGTATTGAACAGGGCGTAGATGCGCTGGGTGGTCTTGTCCATCTGGGCGGCGTTCGGGACGTAGTCCTTGGGGTCGATCTGCTTGGCCTCGGCCTTCGCGTCGACGGCCGCGACGCCCGTGCCGTTGGAGACGCTGAGGAAGCTGTCGGCGAAGTCCTGCGCCCGCTGCTTGATATCCTCCGATCGCATGGAGGACGCGAACATCAAAAGCCACCGGATGACGGCGCTATTCCGGATGGCCTTGACGATGCCCTGATCCGTCGTGGTGACGATCTCCATGAGCGGCACGATGGCCGGTGCGATTGGGTCTCCGAAGATGTCGTTCTCGTAGAAGTCCCCGCGCAGGTGGATGATGTCGTCATAGGCAAACGTCAGCACATTGCCGTTCTGCATGTAAAATTTCAGGTACAGGTTCCCGCCCGCGTCGTAGACCGCGTCTGCCTGCATGGCCGCGACCGGGAAAATGGCGTTCGGCAGGCCGTTTTCATCCCGGAGGATGACCGCGAAGGCGTTGTTGTTGAGCACCAGCTGCGCGGCCAGCTTCTCCTGCAGCATCTGGCCGGTCATGTACTGGTTCGGTTCCTCAAGCAGGAATCGGATGTACGGCTCCGGGTTGACGGCGATCTTCCGCGCGTCGGCGGTGATCGTCTCCCGGATGTGCTTGGCCGTCAGCTTACCGATGGCCTTGATCTTTGGCCGGATGCAGGCGCGGACGATGTCGGACTGATACATCTTGCCGTTGTAGCTGTAAAAGCCGTTCCCGCGCTCCTGGACCATCTGGACGGTCGAGACGCGTTTGGTGGTCATGATATTCGTCAGGAGGTTTTTGAAAAATCCCATGTTGTCACTCCTAGAGCATACTTGCGTATTCCGCCTGCTTCTGATCGTAGATCGTGTAGGCGTCGAGCAGGGCCGCCGTGCCGTCGATGCGGCGGGTTGACTTGCTCGTCTTGTGCGGCTGGATGTTGCCGTTTTTGTCCTCGTCGTAGGCGGTGTTTGCGAGGTTCCATTTGTCGATCGGGTGGTTGTTGTAGACGATCCGCTTGGATTCCAGGTCGTTGCCGCAACGCTTCATGGGCTCGGACAGCGTCTTGACGCCCTGATGCACGGGGATCATGGCTTCGGCCCCGAAATAGTCCGCCATACTGTCTACCCAGTAGGTCGCAGACCACGCGTCGTAGCCGAAGAACGGCAGGAAAATGTCGAGGTCTTCCTGCACCTCGATGAACCATGCTTTTACGTCCTCATAGCGGATCTTGTTTCCCTCGGACAGGCGGAGCAGCCCGCGCTCATGCCACTTGTCGTAGGGGATCTTGTCCTCCGTGACGCGTTTCTCCAGAAGATCCTGTGGCAGCCAGTACATCTGCAGCACAAACAGGATCTCCGGCAGCTCCGGCACCTGGAACAGAACCTTCGCCGCCGTCAGGTCGGTGGTCTTGGACAGATCCGCGCCGCCGATTCCGTAGCGCGGGTAGGACAGGACGCGCTCCTGCACATTTCCGGCCGCCATGTAATGCTGCCAGACCAGGCGGCGGTTTTCCCGGTCGAGCTGGAAGGTGTCGCGGTTGTCGAGCTGCTCGAAATTGAGCCATGCTTCGCTCGAGGTCTCGCGGATGTTGAAATCCTTACAGACAAGGTTGCGGACGAGGGCCGGGTTTTTCTCCGCTCGCTCGACCCGCTCTTTGAGGGCCGTGTAGGACTTGATCGTCCCGAGTCCCGGATTTGCCTTTTTCCAGCAGCCCGGATCCGTCCACTCGCTGCGCTTGTCAAGCTCGTAAATAAACGCGATCCGGCGCGGGTCGTGATACCCGTCCGGATCTTCGTAGCCGTTGATGATGCGCTCGGCTTCTTCGTATTTCTCGTCGTAGATGTCCTCGCGGATGGTTCCCGCGGTGGATGTGATAAAGATCAGCGGCTGCTCGCGGGCCGTGACGCCGTC